AACTATCAGAAAAAGAAAAAGAATCAATTATCTCGGAACCATTCCCGATTACTGCTACTAAATCTTCCACCAAAGAAAAAGAATCGATCAAATTGACCAAACTGGAATGGATAGCGCTTAATTCTTCGGCCAGCAATAAAGTATCATTTGCTGATAAAACTTTATTTGCTAATACTCCTAAATCTTCCGTCAAAAGCAGAGAGTTATTCAAATTAGCTGTTGACCCAGAATCTGGGATCGATACATCTTCCGTCAAGGATAAACTATCCAGAATGGAAGCAAATTTGGTAAGATGAAGATCCAAACTTTCAACAAGGGTCAAAACATCCGGGACCGTAACAAGCTTTCCGGCCAATGATACCAGGGATTCCCCAAAAGACAAACTATCAATAGGGGATGAAGAAGCAGATAGAAGAGATAATAATTGTTCCGATAAAGATAAGGTTTCCTGTTGGATAAGAGATAGATCAATTATTTTAGAATCATTAAACCCCATGGAGTTTGATACATCCAAAGACAAATGAGCTCTTGAGGTAACTTGATCGGTAAGAAGGAAATCATCCGAAGGAGTAGAAACTAAATGACGATTGACAAGGATCCCATCAGTAAAAGTAATAGCATCCGTGACATCCAAAAGCCGAGTAACAATCAGATCAAGGGAATCAATAAAAGAAAAGGAATCCGTACTCTCCAGGATCTTGTGAGACAAACTGTTTAATTGATCCACCCAAGACAAACCCTCGATTATTGTCTGGATCTTATGAGCAATAGGGATAAGAGTATCAATCAAAGAAAGATTATCCGTTGTTTCCTGGATCTTGTGAGCAATAGGATTAAGAGTATCAGACAAAGAAAAACTATCGATGGTCTCTTGGTTTTTATGAGCTATGGGGGCAATTGAATCGGACCAAGACAAACTATCGATCATTTCTTGGTTTTTATGAGCGATTGGATTTATAACTTCTGACCAAGAAAAATTATCAGTCATCCCCTGAAGCTTATGGGCGATGATGTCCATGGACTCCGACCAAGACAAACTATCTACTATGGCCGCTGTCTTCGCAATTACCGAGACAATCTCATCAGTTAAGGTTAAGGTGTCAGAAATGATGGATTTTTTAGCTAAAGTCGTTACAAGGCTTTCAGAAAGGGAGAGCGTATTTGAAACCGATATAAATCGCCCTATATTGTTTTGATAGGAGCTGGTTATGGTAAGAGAATCACTAACTGATACCGATTGAGAAGGAAAATTTAAAGCAATAACGGGGGCGGATTGGGTATAACTATTAAAATCAGCGTCAGCCGCATTGGTATTTACAATCTTTAAGGAAATGGTATCAGATATGACCAATGAACCTTTAATAATCTGGAATGAGTATAAGACCTCCATCCCATTATTATTTAAGTCAGCAGTATTGCCCCCAGCAATACCATCTACTTCATCGAATCCCTCGTTAGTGGTATCAAAAGTAAAAGAGGTTATTCGCTGGGTAGTGCTTGCCCCATCCGTTATATTGGCGGTCGCTTTTGACTGGACAACAGCCGAGGAAGCAGTGACAGCAACCCAAGACCCCGAATTGACCTTATAGTATAAATGAGCTTTGGTGTTTAAAGAGTTATTCCCCGATGTTTCAGCAAGTCCTTGTCGGAAGAAATAGGTAACTCCCGTAGTTAAAGTAGGGTTTTGATTGGAGTTCCCTATTTTAGTCGATCCCGACTCGGTCCCATCATTGTAAAAAGCCCAATCACTTGCTTGTAGAGTTGGTGGAGTAGTAGCAAGGGCTAAAGGTCCCTTGTACCAATACCCTTCAGCGGACGTTTCAACATATCGCCGCTTTTGAGGATCCCAGATTGACTCACTCCGGGTATTAATCCAAATTCTCTGCCGCACGATCCAACTGAGCCCTTAAAAAAACTTCGGAAAATGTCTTATTACTTACGATCTGCCCAACACAAAACCCCTTTATCTCCCCTAAACGATGGACAAGGGAATCAATGATATCATTTTCATGAGCCGGAACCCAATACCCGTCTTTTACCATCATATAATAAGGAGCATTGTATATAATGACATAACGATTATCCCATTCTTTTTGGAGAATGGCAATAACCCCAAATCCTGGTGCTTTTGATGGGAGCCCAGAATAGGTGCTCCCATCTGCATAGTAAATTCGATAGCTCATTAAGCATTCACGGTATAGGTAATATCGAGGGTTTCCCCTTGGGCCAGGGTTTTCGTTATATCATTGTCAGAGAAAAGTACTCCATCCCCCGTTGCAGTATCCCCTTTGTCATCAATGGTTGCAGCGGCTGAAGGACTTCCGACAAGACCAATTCCTGTAGCAGTAATACCGCCGGTGGAGGCCGTGATAGTGGCCGCAGTACCATTTGTTATAGACTGAGCACTTGCAGCACCTTCATTCCATTGCTGGCGATTTGCTTCATCGTAGTTCGATGATTCAGTTCTGTTCGGGGTAGCATAAGTATTCCCAGCAGCGGCAGAACCCGAAGTATAAATCCTGAAATACCAGGCAGCAGGAGCAGTATCACCACCCAAAGCATAGTTCAAAGCAGCGTCTTTCCCTTCATTGGTAATGAGATTCGGTACCTCTTCCACACTCAGGACTTTTCCATTGACATCTTTATGTACCAGAGTATATACACCAGCCCAACCTAACTTATTCACTTTCATTACTTGTCCCTTTTATAAATTTTCTGTTTCATCATCCCCAGAACCATCAGGTTCAGTAGGAATAATATCTCTGGAGGCCTCAAGGATACGTTCAACTTTATCCGGGGGTAACTCCACAATTTCTTCCAAGAATGCTTTAAAGGAAAGGATCAATTGAGTATCGGGGGAAGCCGTGTATTTAGCAATAGCTTCTGACCGAATCAGACCAATCTCCGATTTATCCTTGTCTGAAGGATCAGACAAATCAGGCCACTCGACCACATAACCATCTTCAGGTAATTGCAGAACCCCAACTTCCCCTAATTTATCGATCAAAGGACGAATGATAGTCGGTTCATTAAAATGGGTCCGTCTATGATCCATTTTCTTATCCCAGACTTTTGCATCCTGGTCCGAACTCAATTCCCCTCTCTCACTTCCTTCTAAGATCCTTTTTGGAATACCGCTTGCAATAGAGATCATGGTCATCTGCACATCGGCATGACTCTTTGGATCAGAAACAGTCGGGGCTAAGTTCTTGACCTCCATCCCCGAAAGCTTCATATACCTTTCCATCTTATGGACGTAGTTCTCAATTTCTGTCTGGAAAGCAGCAACAGTAGGAGAAGTAGGGTCGATGTCTTCATCCATAATGAAAGCAAGTCCCGGGAAAGCACCTTGCCAAAACATTTCAGCAGAACCACCAACTATAAGTTCCAAGTTGAGCAGTCGATGAAAAACCTTCTCCAAACGGGGAAGACCATATATATTAGACTCGACCAAATTATCAGCAATATGAATAATCCGAGAATAATGGACAAGAGTTTCAACATAGGAACTAGTACCTGGAGCATTTTCAATGCGAAGACCATAAAAGAGAGGTTGTCCAAACCGAGGACTTTTTTGATCAGTATCAAAGGTTTTGATAGCAGCATTATCTTCGGAATACGGTTGGAGATATAAAAGATTGGAAGCACTTACAACAGGCTCATTTAAATTTGCAGAATCATCGAAACCTAAAAGAAGAACACCATACCTTCCAATTCCGGAGACCAAATCTGCCCGAGCCAAGATACTGTTAATATGAAGCTTCTTCTCTAAGTCATCCCAAGTGTATCGAAAAGTATCTTCCGGATCATCCCATGCATGAATGATCGGGGATTCCGACCAAGAATCCTCGACAGGTTTACTTAAGATTCGGTTAGCAACATCATGCCGGCGAAATTTATAATAATAATCAGCATAAGTGATAGCATTTAATTTAGGATAACCAAGGGCCGTTGAAACATCCCGAGCTCCGTCAAAAGTAGTAGTCCCCCCATAAGTGGAACGAGAAGTCAGAATAGTATTAAGCAACATCCGTTGTAAAGTACTGACATCCGTTGTCTTTTTTTGGGAAGCATTATATTTTTTCGATCTTCGTCGCATGGGATCACCACGTTAAAACTTTCTTATGAGAATCTGCGGGAAACATTGCCATGACACAAGCATCAGCAAGGTTCGGGGAACGAGTACCGGGGGGTTTTTTATTGATCACAATCTTTCCAGTACCGTCAGGGGCATAGGTAGGTTGACTTAACTCATTGACAAGTTGATCCAAAAAAGGTAAATCAGACGGAATACTTATTAATTCATTATAATCGAAAATTTCACCTTTGTTAATCATTTTATATGTTTTTTCAAATCTATTTCTAATTGACCACCAACCTTGAGCTTTTAGATTCTTGAAGAAGTCTTTATTTATGGGGGATTCTTTATCCCCTTCAATAATATGCTTCTCTGGATATAAAACTCCTTTAGAAGCGTTCCACTTCTGAATATGTAGATTTTTTGGTAAAAGATCGGCCTCTAATAATCGATTAGTTTCAGACTTGACCCCAGCACCAACCCCAATACAATCGTACTGGAAACTCTTTATCTTCAATAACTTACAATGAACAATTGATCTTCTCGTTGCTTCTCCTGTATCCCCTACATACCACTGATCAGCAAAAGTCACAACCGACCCCTTTCTTGCAATAAAAGAATGGGCATCCCCACCTTCGTCGAAAGGATCCAGGGCCGCGTATTCTTTCCCTTCAGCTTCAAACCCCAACCTTTTATGAGCATCAATAGCTGCTTTAACCCAATGACCCTGAATCAAAGTTCCAGCGACAGCCGAGGAGTAGTCCCGGTCAACTTCCTGGCGGAATAGTGTTACTAGACCTTCCCTTTCAGCTTTTTGCAATCGAGAATCATACCATTCTTGAGTTTTCAGTGGATGGTCTCGCCAATCCAGGATAAAAACCCTCGTTACCCCTTTAGGAATTTCCGTATCCCCAGGAGTCCAAACATAACCGCTCATCCGCCGACGATAAAAGATGTTATTGGGACCATTAACAGAAGAAAAGTCAATCTGAATATTGGTATTATCACCCAAGGCTGCTTCTATCCTTTCCGGTTGTTCATAGTGAGCAGACTCATCCTTAAAATAAATTAATTTTCTACCACCACGACCAATATCTTTACCGACTTCCCCCGTGATTGTAGAACCAGTCTCAGGGTTAACCACCTTCATGTAGTTACAATGCTTATCGTAATTAAACCCCAATGGAAGAAGAAAAGTTGGGATATAACGAAGGATAATTCGGATCTTTTCAAAGATAGAATCAGGATTGCCTAATTGATCAACAAAAATTTCTTTACGGGAACCCCAACCAATAGCAGCACCAGGGTGGAATAGAAACAACCAAACAGAAAAGGCACAGCAAACCCAAGTAGCCCCCATATCCCGAGATTTCTCAACTAATCCGCAGACAACATCATTAAGACAACCAACAAG